AGATCTTTGCGCAAGGGCCTTCTGTGTTTATGCTGATTTCGCGCAGCATCAGATAAAGCTCCTTAAATCAGGGGGCAAAAATCCCGCTGGCTTACCAATTTTGCCGCCCTCCAAAATTACCGGCTTACCATCGACTAGCTTTGCCTCGTTGCTTGCAAGCACCGCTTCATCGGCGGCTGGTTTGTTAAAGCCTGCTAAGAAAGCCACGCCATTGCCCGTTACTTCGGTATCGCAGAGTGCGTCCAGCGCGTCAACTTTCAGGTGTTGCGGTATGTAAGCAAATTGCTCTTGCCTCTTTAGTTTGCCTGCCCACCATGTCAGGTCGGTTATTACCCGGTGGCGCAGTAAATCGCATCCCTCAGAATCGGTGCGCAAGGCCGATAAAAGCTCTGTAAATTCCTCCAGATGGCAACCAATTTGGACTGACAGGTGAATATTTTTCTCACCCAGACCATGCGCTGCTGGCGCTTTGCCGCAGGCTGACAGCCATGCGGCGGTGCGTTCGTAGTTGTTCATTTTTTCCTTGGAATAAAAAAAGGCGCTTATTGCGCCTTGTTAGTTGGTTTTTGATTTAGATGCTCTACGCACCTTGTTAGAAATAACGGGCGGTATGTCCGGTATTTCCTCCACGGATGTGAAACTCCAGCTACAAGCACAGCAGCGCTTGTAGCGGATAGTTCGTGTGGCATCCTGCATTGTTTGCGTAGTGGCTAACTTTGGGTTGCCACAGTTCGGGCAGTTCATAAATTCCCCTCATTTGATTATTTTCTGATATTCAATCCACAATTTATGCCCTTCGCTGCATTGCTCCCCATATCCTTTGCCGGCTGCAATGCAATATGGACAGATGAAGTGGTGCGCGTAGTAGCTGGTGGACAGTTTCTTGAATCGCGTATATTCAATAGATGTAGGCTTTCCATTCATTGCAAAAACCTGTTGAAATGGCGCGTGAATTGAATTGGCGAGGTGTACATCAGCGCGTGACTTTCGGCAAACTCATGCGCGGTGACGTGGTGGCCGTGCTTTTGGATATAACGCTGCCCGTCTGCTGGGTACATCTCGGAGTGCTTACCGATGAAAAGGGTTACAGGGATGTCGAGGCTACACATGACGCCTCGAAAATCATAGTCCTGCCCTTGGTAGGATTCAAGACAGTGATAGTACGACTCCCAGCTATCAGCGCTTAGAACAGACGCCATGACTCTGCTTGCTCCGGGGAGTTGGCGAAACTTATTAAGCACCCGCTTTTCAAATGGCCGGTGTAGCGCCGCCTCTATGAACTTACCAACGGCCATAAGGTAGTCATCCTTTACCTCTTGCTTAATCCCGGCAAATGGAATTCCAACACTGCTTGAAAAGTCTTGTCGGCTTTTGTTAAACAGTGCAAACATGGCCTCTTGATTGTTTCCGCACAGCCCGTGCTTCCAGCCTGCGCCATTCATGGCTTTGGGTGACTGGTCAATGCTTAAAAACTTTTCAACCCTCTCTGTGCCAAAGCTATGAAAGTAGTGCATTGCTGCATACGCACCCATCGACAAGCCAGCAATCGTTACCTTTCCTTGCCCTCGATAGTCAGCTACAAGCGTATCAAGGTCTTTCGCGTAGTCCCTTATTACATCGTTTGGGTGGTCAAACTTGACGTGTCGTGACTTGCCAAAACCGCGCAAGTTCGGGATGATAAATGTGTAGTCGCCTCGGTTTTGCATTGCAAAAGGCATCCACAGGTGTGAACTCCCTCCGATACCATGCAACAAAATAGCTACTTTCTTGCCACTGCCAATGCGATCAACACAGAGGTATTGACCATCGTGTGTTTGGATATATTCAGTATGCAATAGCGGCCTTGACTGCGCTACTTTCATTGCATTTCCTCTATCATTTTTTTGATTACCAGCGGCGGCATCGAGGTTGCACCGCAAGCTGCCTCCAGCCGTGGCACGATGGCATCTATGGTTTTTTGCAGACGATTGTTACGGGCGCGGAGTAGGCTGTTCTCCATCTCTAACTCGCATATCAGGTTGTCTGGTTCGTAGTTTTGGCATTTGTCGCAGTCGTGGTTGACGCAGCCAAGTTTCGGAAAATCGTCTTGTGACATTTCTTAGTCCCTCAATAAATGGTTATGGTGTAAACTGATGGCATGACAACGCTGACTTTTGACACTCTGAAATTCGTGCAACGCCTTGAAAAAGCAGGTGTGTCGCGGGAACACGCAACCGCTGAAGCCGAAGCACTGGCAGAAGTCTTTGAATCAACAAGTCAAGACCTTGCTACTAAAGCCGATCTTTTCGTTGTAAAAACGGAGTTAAAGCATGAAATCAGCCGTGTCGATACCCGCATTGACGCTCTTGCCAAAGAATTGCAAGCCGTTGAACTACGCCTGACTATCAAGCTAGGCGCGCTCATGGCTGCTTCCGTTGGCACTACCGTCGCACTGGTTAAGCTCCTTTAACTTTGCTTCAATAGCGCGGGCAATCCGAAGGAAATACCCGTTGCCCAAAACAGGTAGATCAATCAGTGCATCGCCAATTTCTACGTCTGTCAAGCCAACCCACTCTCGCTTTGGTTGCTCGGTGTAGAGGGGCTTCCAACAATACTTCTCAGCGTCTTTTGGTAAATGCTTTCTGTAATGTCCTGTGCCCATCCATTGCCATCCAGCAGGCTCCTGTTTCGGTTGCTCAAGTGCTTGTTGCAGTGCGTTGATGGCTGGAATACACGCAAATGGCGCACCTCTATATCGATAGTCTTCCAAAGCCTCCAGCGCCTGACGCGCTGCTTGTTCTAATGTTGTCATGCGTTTTTCTCCTTTAGTTTTTGCTCTGCCCACCAAACAGCAGATTCAAAAGCCTGTTGTGTTACCCAAGATTCTTTGTTGCCTTTAGCAATTTCTTCTTCTGTTAGTCCAATCCATTCCCTCACTGGTGCTGGTGGAAACGCTCTGGCTAGGTCGCCACAGCAAGGGCACTCAATCTCTTGCCAGTTCGCAGGCTGGTCAAGTGCTGCCTGTAAGTCGGTGATTGCCAACCTTGCGTAATCTGGTTTTGGAATCAAGTGCCAACTTTCTTCCAGAGCCTCCAGAGCCATTCGCGCTGCGTTTTCAAGTGTTGTCATGTGTTTTTCTCCTTTAGTTGCGACTCAAACAAACGTAACACCATCTCCCTAAACAGCATTGGGTCTTGGCTAACACGGTATGCGTTAAAGATATATCTGTCGTCCATGCAACTTAGGGCGACTTCCGTACCTCCCTTTGTTGTCCAAAATTCCGTGCGGAAATCCCGCTTGGCTTTACGGTGGGCTACCCCGTAGTCCTTTGCGTACTCGGTAGAGGTGGGCTGTGCTAGCTCAGGTTGCTCAAGTGGTGTCATGTCGTATCCGCTACGCATTGCTGCAAATAGTTTGTTAATCTGCGGATTCGTGCTTCATGGTATGACACCATCGAAGCGGCAAACTCGCGCCCCGTATGCGCCTCTAGTAGCGCCCGTTTTGCATCTTCAAGCTCTTTGAGTGCAATCACTTCTGCCGAAGGTGCTGTAAACAGTTTCTTGATGTACTGAAAGGCCTTCATTTGAAGTCGTCATTTCTTTTGAGTAGAAACATCAAAACATTGGCTGCAATGTCTAAATCGCAAGACATTTCTCTGTTTTCCGGCTGCTGCGAGTATTCCCGCAGGCGTTTAATCACGCCGAGGATGGCAATTTCGGATTGAAAATGCATGGCTTCAGTGTTGGCTGGTTTGTGGTTCATAGCGTCACCGCCAGCGCAACTAACAGCGCTGTTACCGCACCGATTGATACCAAGATACTGAAAAACCAATCGCCCACGGTTTCAGAAAAGAATTCATCCTCATTCGCTGGGCGCATGAATTACTCCAAAAAGTGTCTCTGCCGCTATTTGCAGCGTTTCCCAACTTATGCCGCTATTTGCATCGTGTGACCGTTTTACAAGTTGCAATACGGCGCGTGCTTGATCGTCAGTTAAGCCTTCCACGGCTTCATGCACGTCATGGATGCTCCAAGTTATTGTTATTTCATCGGGTAGCATTTTTTGTCCTTTCGATTTCTTTAAGGGTCTTGTCTGCAATTTTGTATGCCCGCTCTACGATGTCAAAATTGAATGTCTTGCAGTATTTAGGCAATAGTTGAACTACTGCATCGGCGGCGAGTTTGTCGCGCTGCGTTACCATCAATGGGTTGATTAGTTCGGGGGTTTCGTTCATTCTGCTGAAACAAATATAGGCATTCGCCCATCCTTGTACGTTCCTAATATGTTGTATTCAAAAAAATCTGCCGCGCCTTCTTCGTCCTCTATCCCGTTTTCAATCAGGATTTCAAGCACTTTTGCCGTGCTGTAGGCGACAACTGATTGCTGGTAATTTTCAGCAATGCCAATAATTGCAGCGTCATATTGCGGCTCCAAAAAAAGTACGTCGCCGTGCATTTCAGCGATTTCTTCTCTTGTCATTCTTTGCTCCAAAAAAACCCGCTGGTTAGGCGGGTTCTGGTTATTTGATAGTCAGCCTATCTTTTCGGATAAGCTGCGCACCCATTACGTCATGCCCTTCTTTCAGGGCTTTCTTAATCAGTGCCTTGTCGGGTTCGTATTTGGCTGGCACTTCCCGCAGGTAGTGCATATCAATCTGGTTCGCGTCGATAATCTCTACCGATTCATCACGCCCAATTTCCAGTTTGACCGACAAACCATCATCGGATTTGATGCTGGTAATGCCACACGCTGCCATGTGGCTTGCGAGGTATTGCTTTAGCCACACAGTACGTTTACGGGCGGCTTTAACACGCTCTATCAAGGCTTTGGCATGGGCTTCCACCATATCGGCTTCGGCTTCATTGCCGATACAAAACACGGCGCACGCCTGCGCTTTGCTTGCTACGATTGCGCGGGCTTGCTCGAAGCCCTCTGGCATTTCACCCGTTTCGGGGTCAATCTGATCTAGCAAGTCGCGCACATCGGCCGATGCTTTATACAGTGTGATGTTCATGATTTTTTCCTTAAAAATTCATTTGGGTAGAATTGTTTTCTACACCATTCGTCATAGAATTCGTAATCAAACTCTTTGGAATGCTTGACTAGCGCATTCCTAGCTTGCCGGTGCTTGGTTATAAAATAGTCAGCCAAAGGGCAGTCCTCGTCGCCAACCTCACGGAAACGCAGGGTGCTGATATAGAGTTGCTGCAAAAAGGCTATCGAACGGCTCATGGCTTCATCCTCTGCCATTGCCATAACCTCTTTTATTTCTGGATGGTCATCTGGGTCACTGTCCGTGTCCCAACCAAGCTCATTGCAGACCTTTTCAAATATGTTCATTCTTTGCTCCAAAAAAAACCCGCTTGTTAGGCGGGTTCTGGTTTTACCTTTAAAAAGGGATTTCGGTGTCATCATCATCAAATGCGCTGCTCTGCTGGCTCTGCGGCGTGCGCTCTGGCATAGGTCGCATAGCTTTTAATGGGTGGTGCCTGAGTGCGGCAACCATCTTAGGCAGCGCGACGGGAACTGTTTTGCGATCCAGAATCTCGCTGGCTGTCAGCTCTGTGTTCGCTTGGAACACCCCTTTGAGTGCCATGCGGGTGCCTGTGGAGCCGTCTTGCTTTGCGAAGTCCTCAGTCTCCAGAAGGATCCCGATTGGCTTACATAGTTCAGGGAATACACTTCCCTCGCCAACTACATCCTGTTTTGCGTCAAAGTCATAGCGGGTAACTTTTCCTGCCTTTGGTGCAATGTTGCGCAATTGCAAGCACGTCATCAGTGCGGAAAGGGTTGAAAATCCACCGATTTTTGTGCCATCGGCTTTCATGGTGTAGATCGTTAATTTTGCTTTTTGCCCTGAGTTTGCCGTGAAATTTAGGGTAATTCCTTTGGTTCCTGTTTTTGCGGTTATGTCCTCAGCTTGGGTTATGGTGCCGACATACTTGCCAATTTCTTTGATTTGGCCTCCAGTTACATCGGCTTTGCGAGCTTCTAAAACGTCCAATGAATACATGATTGCTCCTGATTAAAGTGTGTTGAATGAGTGGATTTCGCGCTTGCATTTAAGGTATGCATCACCTGCTTCCTCTGGCGTTTTGAAATAGCCCAAAGAAATCTTTTTGCCGTTTGTGTCTGTGATGCGGGCATTAAATAATTGGCTTCTTTTGTGTTGAGTAACGCCAATAATTCCGGTTTGGCTATCGCGTCTAGCTGTGCGTCTGTTTTGATTGTTTTCGGATCGGCTTGCAATGCGAAGATTGGCAATACGGTTGTCTTTGCCATCGCCGTTTATGTGGTCTATATCCTTCCCTTCAGGAATCGGGCCATTGCATATTTGCCATACTGCTCTGTGGGCCATAATTTGGAAATTGTTAACAGTTAGCTTGATATATCCATGCACATAGCCCCCCGCTGTATCGCCAGCAAAATACCTTGGATGCGCAACTTTTTTCCAAGTAAAAAGGCCGGTTTCTTTGTCGTATGAAACCCATTCCAAAAGCTCAGTAATCGACATTGTTCTTTTCATGCTGCAACACCCAATCCGTAATAATCGCAAATCGCAGTGTCTACCGCTGCTAAGTCGTTTGGTATGTGTATATCTTCAAACATACCCATAGGCGTTTTCACAGTGTCTAGGCCGCTGTTTTGGGTGCTAAACAGGTACTGACCATTGATAACTGCGGTACGCAGTACGATGGTTAGTAAGCCTTCCATAGTGATTTTCTCGTCCAGCAATTTGCCTATGCTTTTCGCTTTGATGTGGCCTGATTCGTCTTGCTGGGTGTGCGCCAGAATGTAAACCCGCGTATTTTCTTGCAGTTGGCCTGCACACATCAGAATGTCCCAAGCATTGCGAGCGATTTCGTTGTACTTCGCAAATGCCTCATTGCCCTTGGCTTGATCTAACACCCGTCGCATGAATTCATTTGCCAGCACATACTGAAAATCATCAATGATGATGATCGGCTTGGTCGTGCGCGTCATGGCACCTACTATTGTGGGTGCGCTGTCCGTCACCAATATTGATCCTGTGGGGTTCGCTTTTGTGCATGGCACCCATTCTTTCGAGCGAAACGGCATCGGCTTCTTTACAGCCTGAATCAGCAAGACATCAGCGGGGTTCATATTACGCAGGCTGGTGGTTTTGCCTGTTCCTGATTGCCCCAACACCATGCAAGCAATGCTCATACAGCCTCCGTTATCGGTGTGTTGTTGTCCAGTTGGGGTGGGAACTCCACTCCCAACATCTTGCAAAGTTGCTCCATCAGCCTGTAGGCTGTGGCGCTTTCCATCGCCATTGAGTAAAGGTCACTTGAGGTCATAAAAAATCCTGTTTTTCGCTTGTTGAATAGCTGCCAACACCCTCCAGCCGTTGCGGCGGTAAAGTTTGTAGCAGTACATAAAATCGGTAAATTTGCTCACATCAGCACCATTGCCAATGTTGCTAGTGCCAGTACGAGCGCCAGTGCCCAATAGCGGTTAGCCACTTGGCGCTCGTACTGACGGTGTTGCTCCACCATCGCCATGATTTCCGCTGCCTGTTCGTGGCTCATTACGCTCTCTCCATGTAGCGTTTTTGCAATACGTCCATAGCGTCATGTGCGCCAATGTCGCCACGGCGGTCTTGCTCCATCAGTGCCCGAAAGCACGACTCCATGAATCGGTCGTTGTCGCACAAGTCAAAAAACACATCTTTGACTTGCGGAAACATCTTGCTGTCGAGCTTTGCGTTGGGGTTGCATTTGGCAACCACTGCGACAAAATCATCTTCCTTTTCTTGCTCGGCTTCGGCTTCGGCGGCCTCAAGGGCTTCGGCCTTCGCTTCTAAAGCGTCCTGCTGCGCTTCATAGCGGCGAAGGTCGTAGTCAACTTCACAGTACATACGTTTCTCCAATAAAAAAACCCGCTTTTTAGGGCGGGTTCGGATTGTTAATGATCGGCAAAAGTAGGTGATGATGTTGTTCGCATAAAGCAGCGTTTCTAAACCAACAAAAGAGCACATCTGTGTAGCGGAGCTAACCCGCTTTCAACATCATCACCAATTAAATGCACTCACTGAATGCGCTTAATTGATGCCACTCTTACGAATGGCTAGATAGCGATACTTCACAGCAGGGCTATCTAGTGCTGGCCTTGTATTCATTCCAGCGATTTGACCGGCTTCAGGTGGCGGTTACCTCCATCTTCGGGGGGATGCCCCATGATTGCTCCGAATCTGGTATTGATTCGGCATGGGTGTATTGTAATGCTTATTACAATACATCATGTAATAAACATTACAAATAAATTAGACTAATCTCTCTAATTTTAGGTGAATGGCGGGCAACTGCGGTAAATTTTGGGAAATAGCGGGTAACAGCCTCTATGCAAGGACGGTTAGCCTAAATGCGGTCGGATAGCTTATGCACAATCTCTCCGATGATGAAGCAATCATCGGTCATGCGCTTACGTGGATAGCGTCGCTGGTCGGGGTTGTCGCTGGTTAGCCACCATGCGCCCTCATCGCGTGCTAATCGCTTGACAACCAATACCCCCTCATAGTTAACCGCAAACACAATGCCATCCTTATGGTTTACACTTGCGGTGTTGACTACAATCGTGTCCCCATCAAAAAGTCCCGGCTCCATGCTGGCATTTTCTACTTTAATGGCAAAAAGGTTAACGGGATTAAATCCCCTTTGGTCGAACCAAACACGCAAGAAGGAGATCATATCTACCTGTCCGTGTTCTGGAAAATCAATATCAAAACCAGACACGCCTGCCGTCAATTTGAATTTAACGCTGCGAACGTAGGGTTTGGCTAAATCCTTGCCCCAATTGATTTTTAATAAAGAATCACCCGTTCTTCTTGGTGTGTCGTTCAAATATTTTTCATAATCATGCGGCAAGCTAGAGGTCATTGCGCCTTCGCCAGTGGCTAGCCACTGAGCGCCAACAGCCAAAAACTTTGCCGCCTTCTCATGATAGTCGGTTGATAGCTTTCTCTCCTTTGCTCCAACCCAAGTGATAACGATGCCTAGCGTTTGCGGGGTGCAGCCCAATTCCTTGGCTAATTCCGATCTGCTTTTGTTTGCGTGGCGAAGAGCCGCTTCAAGTCGCTTTCCGTAAGTCATAACACATCCTAACAAAAAAAAAGCAATAACTATTTCAAGTCGCCAGTAATAAACATTACAATGTGCGAATGGACAAAAAAACAGCGATCAATTTACTGGGGGGTACCCCTGCCAAAGCTGCAAAGGCTTTGGGTTTTAAAAGCGTGCAGGCCATCTATTTGTGGGCTGACGAATTGCCGCTTGCGCAGCAAGACCGCGTTAATGGTGCGGTTCTCCGCATGGCGGCTAAGAAGCGCCACCAGAAGGAAGTTGCATAAATGGAACTCCACATTGGCAAGCTCACCGAAGAATGCAAAACGACCGTGCCAGAGGCCTTCGTCGAGTACGTCCGCGAATTGGCTATTGCGGCTAAGTGCCACCCAAGCGACATCGTGCGTGAGTTGTTGTTCAAGGCAGCTACAGGGAAGGTTTATTCGGCTCATGTAGCCAATGATCGGCTTCGCTTGATTGAAAAACAAGAGCGACAACTAGGCGACAGCGGGGCGACAGCATGACCACAAAGCAACCTAAGCCGGCCATGACGGCCGCCGAGCGCACCGCAAAGGTACTGCGAAATAACCGCAGTAACCCTTTCTGCACTCCCATCAGCACCC